GTAGGGGGGGGTACCCCCCATGCGCGCGTGTATATATAAGGAGGTAGGCGCAAGTGCGCCAGGTTCTGAGGCTTATCCACAGGTTCTGACCTGCGGTTTCGCGCTGTGGGGACGCGGAACGACCCCCTCGGAAGGGGGCCGTTCCTCACACACGCTGCCAGGAGGCCACGGAGGCGTTCTTGGCGCCTCCGAGGCTACTGCATGAGCCGCGATCCCGCCAGTAGAGCGGGTTCGCGAGACGACCCGCCGCGAAGGCGGGTCGTTGCAGACGGCTGTCGCGCGCTTCAGCGCGCTGCAGAGGTCCACTCGGAAGCGTGGGCCTCTGCTCCTGCCCGTGTCGGCACGCGGGGCGCCAGTCGCGTTCGCGATTCGCGAAGCGGGTCCACAGTTCTGATCGGTGGCGTTGCGTGGCGGGGGAGCGGGCGACCGTGGAGTCCCTCTTGTGGCCCGCCAGCAGTGGGCCTACCTGTTGTGTGTCTGCGCCTGGTTCAGTTCGTGACGTCGCTGTCGTTCGCAGCGGCGGTGGTGCGCCAGGGTGCGCCCAGCGAACACGGTGAGCACGAGGTCACCCTCGTGCTGGACCACCTCCCCGCACTCGGAGCAGGTTGGCATGCCAGCCCGCGCTGCGCGCTTGGTCACGTCTCGATGATCTCCTTCTCGACGGGCGCGACCGCCTCCTGCTCTTGTTCGTCGAGAACGCGTTCGACGCAGACGCGGCACCAGGAGGTGCCGTCGTACTTCGCGTTGATCTCGCTCCCGCAGTGCGGGCACGGCGTGTGGCCCATCACCTACAGGGCCGAGTGTCCAGTCGGGGCACTGGACGATCTGCCCTGTCTGTAGGCGGGCGGGGTTGAGGCCGAGCCTCCGCGGCCTCCCCCGCCCCTCGCCGACCAGAAAGGAGCAGCAGTGAGGTATCCACACCCTGGCCCACGCCCTGGGCCGCGCCCAGGCAACTGAGCAGTCATGCCCCCCCGACCTGATCTGGAGTCGTGGCCCAGCGACGGGTCACTGCCCGCCCACGCGCAGGCGTACGTGGAGTGGTACTGCACGCCCGAGTTCGCGCGCGCCGAGTTGGGGCTGCCCGTCTCCGAGGCGGAGTGGTGTCGCGTCAACAACTTCGACAACTCGTCGCCACGCAAGTGGCGCGGGAAGCGGAACGTCAAGAAGGCGATCGAGCGCCAGTTCGCCGAGTCGAACGTGAGCCCCGATCGCGTGCAGGCCGTCGTGGAGGCCATGCACAAGGCCGCGACCCAGGGGGACACGAAGGCGGCGGCGCTGTTCCTCCAGTACATCGACCGCCTCGCGCCCAAGCGCGTGGTGATCGAGGACCGACGCATCGAGTCGCTCTCCGACGAGGAGTTCCAGCAGGAGGTCGAGAAGGTCCTGGCTGGTGCCTGACTTCACCAAGACCGAGATCCTGTACGAGGCCGAGTGGCGGCGGTGCGCGAAGGACCCCGTCTACTTCCTGGAGACGCACTGGACCATCCGCACGCCCGACGGCGCGCTGCTGTTCGGGCTGCGCCCCGAGCAGTTGCTCGCGCTGCAGACCTGGCTGGACGAGCGGTACTCGATCAACCTGAAGGCGAGGCAGATCGGGTGGACCACCCTCGCCGCGGGCTACGCGTTCTGGCAGGCGTTCTTCCACGAGGACTGGACCTGCATCTTCCTGTCGAAGGGCGAGCGCGAGGCCGCGTACATCCTGCAGATGGTCGACTACGGGTGGCGGCGCCTGCCCGAGTGGCTGAAGCAGCGTGGCCCCACCCGAGAGGCGTTCAACCTCTCGAAGATGCCGTTCTCGAACGGCTCCGTGATCGAGTCGCTGCCGTCGAAGCAGGACCCCGCCCGAGGCCGCACGGTCAACTGCGTGATCGTGGACGAGTGGGCGTTCCTCGACAACCCCGAGGAGGCGTGGTCGTCGATCGAGCCGATCGCCGACGTCGGCGGGCAGATCATCGGGATCTCCACCGCCAACGGCTCGGGCAACTTCTTCCACGAGTGGTGGGTGCGCGCCGAGACGGGCGCCTCGAAGTTCAAGGCGCTGTTCTTCCCGTGGTGGGTGGTACCTGGCCGCGACGACGCGTGGTACGCCGACAAGTTGGCGAACATGCAGGAGTGGCAGGTCCACCAGGAGTACCCGTCGACCCCCGACGAGGCGTTCATCAAGTCAGGGAACCCGTTCTTCGACGTCGACGCGCTGCGTGCCCTACCCACGATCAAGCCCAAGCGCGGAGCCCTGTGGTCCCGCCTCGACCCACGCGTTCCCGAGTTCCGCAAGTCGCGGGACGGACCGCTGCGCGTGTTCCACGCCCCGAACCTGATCGACAACTACGTAGTCGGCGCCGACGTCGCCGAGGGCCTCGAACACGGCGACTTCTCGTCGGCGCACGTGCTGGCCGTGAAGTCGCGCGTGGTCGTCGCGAAGTGGCACGGTCGCGTGCCCACCGACGAGTTCGCCGAAGTGCTGGCCGAACTCGGCTGGTGGTACGGGCGCGCCCTGCTGGGCGTCGAGTCGAACAACCACGGTCTGTCGGTGCTGCAGCACCTGAAGAACTCGTGCAAGTACCCGAACCTGTACTACCGCCAGGTCTACGACGAGCGCACCCGCCGTCGGACCTCGAAGATGGGCTGGTACACGAGCAAGGCCACGAAGCCGATGATGCTCGACGAGTTGCACTCGGGCCTTCGGGGTGAGGGCGCCCTGGTCCTGGAGGACGCCGAGACGATCGGCGAACTCGTGACGTTCATCCGCGATGAGCGAGCGCACCTGCACGGGAGCCCGTTCGATGACCAAGTGATCTCGCTGGCGATCGCTAACCAGATGCTGAAGCACGCCACCGAGCCCCGCTACGAGAAGTACCGAAACGACTACTGGACCATGGACTGGTGGAAGCGCCAGGCCGACGAGGAGGGGGCGCCAGCGCCCGCCCTGCGCCTCGGGGCGCACTCGTCGCGGCGGCGCTGACTGGACACTCTGCCCTTTAGGTGATGGCCAGCGGAGCGCACGACGAGTCCTGCGAGCACAGCATCTACGGGTGGCCGTGCAGGGACTGCACGGTCCTGACGCCCGACCAGGCCGCCTACGGCGAGCGCCTGCGCTCGGTCGCCTTCACCTTCGCGGGGACCCGCGACGGGTGGCACAACGGACAGACGACCACGGAGTTCATCCGCGAGATGAAGGAAGACGCCAAGTTGGCAGACACCGAGCCCGTCTACGCGGGACCGAAGTCCAGGTGGGTGTGATGCCCACGTGCAACTGCCGCGGCGGGGCTGGGTGCTGCATGGCGCCCGCGCTGATGCCCTGGTACGGCCCGCCCTGCACGTGTCCGACCATCTGGCACGGGATCTACCCGCCCCCGTGCCCGCGCCACAACCCCACGGGCAGCAACGGACGCATCTTCGTCACGACGATCGGCACGCGTGCCTGAGTCCACGACCGCACCGAACTACACCGAGCCGAGCCCGACCCGAGAGGTCGGGCGTTCGCGCGCGGGTGGGGTGTCGCGTAAGGAGCGCCTGAAGCGGTACAAGACCCGCCTCGACGTTGCCCGCAAGTGGCGCAAGGACAACTACGACCTGACCTGGGCGCGGCTGCTGGACCTGTACAAGGGGAAGCACTTCGCCGACCCCTCCCGCGGGGATCAGATCGCGGTGAACATCACGTTCTCGACGGCGAACGTCATCGTCCCGAGCGTGGCCGTCAACAACCCGAAGATCAGCGTGCTCCCGCGCCAGGAACAGTTCTCGGACCAGGGCACCATCGCCGAGGCGGTGCTCAACTACTGGTGGCGGCACTACGGCTACCAGAACGAGATCCGCAAGTCGGTCAAGGACTCCGTCGTGTGCGGCCACGGGTGGGCCAAGGTCGGATGGCGCTACCGCGCAACCCAGCGCGAGGCCACCCCCGAAGAAGCGCAGGCCCTGTTCCTGGAGAAGCGCGAGGAGGCTGGGCTGTTCGCCGAGCAGAACCCCGTGCTCGCGGCGGACCTGCCAACCGACGACGACCTGCTGGAGCAGGTCGCGACGGTGCCCGAGGTCCTCGAAGACCGCCCCTTCGTCGAGCGCGTCTCGATCTTCGACATCCTCGTCGACCACGAGGCCACGTGCCTCGAAGACGCGAAGTGGATCGCCCAGCGCCTCGTGGTCCCGCTGGAGGTCGCGCGCAAGGACGACCGCTACAGCAAGGCGGCGCGCAATCGCCTGAAGCCCGACTCGTCGAGCGCCCGCTGGCGCGACGAGGACAGGGAGCGCGCGAAGGACAAGTACGACGACGACGTTCGTCGCGTGACGTTGTGGGAGTTCTACGACCTGCAGGACGAGTACTTCTGCGTGTTCCCCGACGAGTGCAACGACGAGCGCGACTACCTCTCGTACGAGGACGGACTCCCGTACGTGTACGGGCACCCGTTCGTGATGATCGGGAACTACGACGTCCCCGACGAGTTGTACCCGATCGGTGACCTGGAGATGCTGGAGCCGCTCCAGGGCGAGTTGAACAAGACCCGCTCCATGATGATGAACCACCGCAAGCGGTACAACCGCGCGTGGCTGGCCCAGGCCGACGCCTTCGGCCCCGAGGCTCGCAGGGTCCTGGAGGAGGACCGCGACAACCGCGTCGTGTTCATCGAGGAGGACGTGGACCTCGACAGCATCATCAAGCCGCTGGAGTCGCCCCAGTTGAACGCGGAGTTCTACCAGTACTCCGAGCAGATCGAGGCCGACATCGAACTCGTGTCGGGCGTGAGCGAGTACCAGCGCGGGGCCACGTCAGAGACGCGGCGGACCGCGACGGAGGCGTCGATCATCCAGGACGCGGCGAACGCCCGCGCCGCCGACAAGTTGGCGCAGGTCGAGCGGTTCATCCGAGAGGTGGCCGAGCGCGTGCTGCAACTGGGCCAGACACACCTGACTGGCGAGCACGTCGCGCGGGTCGTGGGGCCTGGCAAGGCGATGATGTGGGTCCCGTTCACCCGCGACACGATCGAGGGCGAGTTCGACTTCGAGGTCGAGGCTGGGTCCACGCAGCCGCTGAACGAGATGGGTCGGCGCCAGCAGGCGCTGCAACTCGTGCAGGCGCTGTCGCCGTACGTGGGCATGGTCGTGAACCCGCAGGAGTTGGTCCGCTACATCCTGCAGGAGGGGTTCGGCGTCTCGAACCCCGAGAAGTTCCTGTTGCAGCCGCTCGTGGACCCTGCCACGGGCCTGCCCCTCGATCCGATGGCGGCGGCGCCGCCTGGCGGCGCGCCGCCCGAACTCGACCCCGCGGCTGGACTCACCACGCCCACCGACGGACCGACCGCGATCCCGCCCAACGTCCTGACGCAACTGCAGGGCCAGGTGGGGCTTGACCTGGAGAACTCCACATGATCGTCAGCGAAGTCACCACCGACACCCTGCTGCACACTGGCAAGGGCAGGATCTACGCGCTGCTCCTCACGCCCGTCGGCGCCACGACCCTGTTCGAGGTCTACGACGCGCTGACCGCGACTGGAGCGCCGATCGCCTCGCTGCAGACGGTCACGGCCGCGGGGCCGTCCGTCTCGATCGAGTACCCGCACCCGCACCTGTCCTACGCCACGGGTCTGCACGTCGAGTTGGTCAACGGCTCGGGCAGCCTGTTCGTGTACCACGAGCCCTGGTGATGGCCGACACGCCCCCCATCAACATCAACATCACGCTGACCCTCTCCGACCTGGAGGAGGGACTTCGGCGACGCAAGAAGAAGGCGTCGGACGAGCGCGGCGCGCCCGAGCGCAAGGACGACCCGTGGGTGCGCGTCGACGGCCCGCAGCCGTACGGCGGCGCGTGAGCCCCGACGGAGGTGAGTGAGTGTGGCCCAGGGGTCCTACCGTGAGGGTGACGTTGTTCGCATCATGCTCATGGAGTCCTCGGACGGCGGCGTCACCTGGACGCCCGTCGAGGCTCCCTCGCTGGGCGGTGGCGGCGTGCTGATCGACCTCTCCGTCGACTTCGGCGTTGCTGGCGTCCTGGTGACTGGCGCGAAGCCGTTCAGGTGGTACGCGCGCGGCGCCTGGACGATCCTGGCCGTCCGCGCTTCGGTCGGCACCGCGCCGACTGGAGCGTCGGTGATCGTGGACGTCAACAAGAACGGGACCACCATCTTCACGACGCAGTCGAGCCGACCGACGATCGCGGTCAGCACGAACACCGCGCTGAACTCGGCGGACCCCGAGATCGACACACTCGCGAACGGCGACTACCTCACGCTCGACGTGGACCAGATCGGCTCGACGGAGCCAGGCCAGAACCTGACCGTACAGGTCTGGCTGGAGTCGACCTGATGGGTGTCCTGGAGGACATCCGAGCGGCGGTCGTGGAGATCGCCGACCCCATCGAGCGACGGCGGGTGATCCACGGGCTTCGCGCGGCCGCGTGGCGGCAGGCGCTGACCTCCACGCCCGCAGACCTCCCGCACCGACGCGGCGACATTCGGGTCGCAGCCATGGACTGGGACGGCGATCGCCTGATCCTGTCGGGCGACGGCGGCGGCCAGGCGTGGCCCATCACGATCGTGAACCCACCGCTGCTCGTGGTGGACCGCACGGGCGAGATCGTCCGAGACGTGACCTCCGAAGACGGTACCAAGGTCGGTGAGCAGCGCATGAGCCTGGCGCCCGCACGCGCGCTGCGCTCGGTGCTCAGGAACACGACCCCTCCCCCCGACATCCCCCGAGGCGACCCCACGCTGATCGCGTACGCGGAACTGTCGGACCGCGTCATCAACAACATCAACGACAACTACCTCCTGACCCAGGCGGGTCCCGCCACGAGCGAGGGCCTGGTCACCTCCACGACCGCGGTCGTGGGGAGGTGGTCCGCGAGTTCAGAGGACTTCACCATCAACCAGTACGGGGTTCACTTTGACACGAGCGCGATCGACCGTGCCGACCACGCGGTGCAGTCGTTCGTGGTGGCGACGTGGTTCACGTCGGTGGACGTGGACGAGGGGGCCTTCCCCGAGAATCGGGTCGAGATGGTGGCGAGTGGCTGGGATCCCACCTTCGATGCCGCCGACTGGCAGAATCTTTCGCAGGGCTCACCAGGGCAAGTTGTGATCGCCAGGATGCCCCTCTCCGACGTGGCGACGGGCCAGTACAACGACTGGACCTCTGATCCAGGCTCGGCGGCGGCATTCAGCGCGCTGGACGCGTACTTCCAGTGCTGGAACTTCCTCGCCTACGGGGTCGACCCGCCCTCCACTGGCGAGAACCGAGGCATCATCTCGGCGGCGGACGAGGCGGGCACGTCACAGGACCCGCGCCTGACGGTCACGTACGCGCCGAAGTACTCGCTGAACATCCTCACGTCCTGAGCGGGACTGGACACTTTCGCCCTGTCTAGTGAGGGGTTGAACCCTCACGCCGAGCAACCCGCAGAGGACTCATGGCAGACGAAACAGGCGCGGAGACTGCCGCGCCAGCGGTGACGGAAGTCGCCAGCCCCGATCTCGGTTCCGAGGAAGTCGGGGGCAGCGAGGAAGTCACCACGGGGAGCCCCGAGACGTACACGGTGACCGTGGACGGCGAGGAGTTGCAGGTCACACTGCAGGAGGCTCTCCAGGGATACCAGCGTCAGTCGGACTACACCCGCAAGACGCAGGAAGTGGCATCCCAGCGTGAAACGCTCGACAGTGCGGCGCGTCTCGCGGCGGCCCTGGAGCGTGATCCCCAGCGAACGCTGGAGGTTCTCGCCCAGGCGTACGGAGTCTCGCTCGGTCAGGCGGCGGAGATCGCCGCTGAGACGATCGAGGAAGACCCCGACCCCGAGGAAGCGCGACTGCGGTCCTTCGAGTCGTTCATGCAACAGCAGCAGGAGCGTGAAGCCCAGGCTGCGCTGGACACGAAGTTCGTCGCACTGCACCAGAAGTACGGTGACTTCGAGGAGCCCGAGTTCATCGAGTTCGCGCTGGAGCGTGGACTCACCGACCTCGACACCGCGTTCAGTGCGTGGGCCTTCGAGCGCCTGACGACGAGCAAGTCCCGCCGAGAGGCTGCAGACCGCGAGGTCGAGCAGCGCAAGGCAGGGGCGCCGCCCGTTGCAGGTGGTCGGGGTGTCGCTGCTGGTGCGGTCACCGAAGGTGCCGCGCCGCCAACGAACATCCGCGACGCGCTCCGTGCAGCACTGCGGCAGCACGGCGCCTCGATCTGATCGAGGCCGAACCCAGGAGAACCTGAGTCCTCATGGCAGATGCCAACCCCGACTTCGACACCATCCTCGCGACGACGCTGAAGAACTACGCGCCGACGCTGGAGGACAACGTCTTCAACGCCCGCGCTCTCCTGAACTGGCTGAAGCGCAAGGACCGCGTGAGGACCAAGCGAGGCGGAGCCACGTGCGTGGTCCCGATCGTGTACGCCGAGAACGACACCGTCTCGTCGTACGCGGGCTACGACACCCTCGACACCACGCCCCAGGACGGGATCTCCGCTGCGGAGTACCCGTGGCGCCAGTACGCGGGCTCGGTCGCGATCAGCGGCATCGAGGAGGCGAAGAACGCTGGCGAAGAGGAGGTCGTGGACCTGCTCGAAGCGAAGATCATGCAGACCGAGGAGTCGATCTCCGAGGGCTTCAACGCCATGTTCTACGCCGACGGCTCGGGCAACTCCAGCAAGGACTGGAACGGCCTGCGGAACCTGATCAACGACAACACCTACGACTCGGCGGCGTACGCGTCGCTCGGCGGCATCGACTCCGCGACGTACACGTTCTGGCAGTCGATCGTCAACGACCTCAACTCGGTCCCGCTCACGCTGGGCCAGTTGTCGTCCACGCACAACAACATCCACCAGGGCACGAACGACAAGCCCGACTTCCACATCACGACCGACACGCTGTGGGAGAAGTACGAGTCGCTCCTGCAGCCCTCGCAGCGGTTCTCCGACGCCAAGACGGCGGCGGCGGGCTTCGAGAACCTGATCTACAAGGGTGCTCCCGTCGTGTTCGACATCGACGCGACCGCGGGCGAGTGGTACATGCTCAACTCGAAGTACCTGACCCTGTACAGGTTGGGCGCGAACTGGATGCGCTCGACGCCGTTCAGGACGCCCGTCAACGGCGACGCGAAGTACTCGCAGATCATCTCGTACGGGCAGTTGGCGGTCAACCGCCGTCGGCGCCTGGGCAAGATCGTCGAAGCCACCGCCTGATCGGGGCGGGCCTAGCGCCCGCCCTCCTCTCAGCCAGGAGACACTGAAGCAACATGGCAGCAGACATCACCAAGTCCGCCCAGCACATCCTGGAGCAGTTGGTCCTCACCGCGGGCATCTCCAGCGTCACGGTCGTCACTGGACAGGCCGTGGTGGTCCCGTCCGTCGGCGACGCCGACACGGGTCAGGTCATCGAGACGGAGACGACCGCCTTCGGGGGAGTCCTGGTGGGCGACATCGTGCTCGCTTTCCCCGAGGAGGCCCTGCCCACCGACTGCAACTACACGGGCGCCTACGTCGTGGACGACGATGACATCGCGTTCACATTCTCGGCACAGGACGGTGCGGTGACGGGAGCCAGCAAGGACTTCACCGTCATCATCCTCCACCGCCAGCAGGCGTAGTCGTGGCAGTGACCTGGGCGGCGTCAACGCCGCACCTGACCGCGCAGCGGCTCGCGAACGCCAACTACGGAGCCAGCGGCTCCGACACGGCTGCCGTGGTCCCCTGGGCGGACAACCACAGGGCCGTCATCACGAAGTTGACTGCCACGGGCACCTACTCGACGGGCGGAGACGCGTTCACGCCGTCGTCCGTCGGACTCGTGGAGGTCCACGCCGCGTACATGCTCATCGAGGCGGGGGCGAACCGTCGCCCCAGCATCGACTCGGGAGCGGCGCAGGGAACCCCCGCGTTCAACGTGGCCGACCCGAAGGCGCCGAAGATCCAGTACTTCGACGACGGGGTGGAGACGGCCGCGGGCGGGACGCTCACGGGCGACGTGTTCCACGTGATCCTCGTCGGGGTCTGATGGCGCGCACCAGCGCGATCGAGTCGACCGAGGGCTTCGTCCCGTACCACGGCGCCCCCGAGGGTGCCGTGCCCTACCACGCACTCGACGGTCGGCCGATGGTCCCTGGCGGCGACATCCCGCACGTCTCGGACACGCCCTGGAAGCCGTCGTACCACGACCTGCCCCAGTGCAACGGCACGTCGCGCGTGACGCGACGCCGCTGCGGATCGAAGGTGCAGCCAGGCGAGGAGTTCTGCGAGCACCACAGGGAGCAGTAACCGATGGCGGACCAGACGGTGCAGAGCGCACGAGACTTCGTGCGCCTGTACCTCGACACCGACACCGAGGAACTCCCCGACCAGTTGCTCGACGTGTTCTTCGACCAGGCCCTGACGCGCATCGACCGCGCCTCGCGCCGCTGGCGCTTCTACGAGGCGGAGTTCGCGCTCGCCACCGTCGCCAGCACCCAGTCGCACACTTTCGCGTCGATCGACGCGACGCTGCAGGACGTCACCACGGTCCAGGGCCAGAGGTGGCAACTGGAGCCCCTCTCCCACGAGATCGCCCAGCGCAAGTACGCGTTCTTCATCGGCGAGCAGGAGCCCATGTTCTGGAGCACCTACGCCGACACGCTGTACCTGTGGCCCACGCCTGGCGACGCGTACTCCCTCGTGGTCCGCGGGTACAGGAAGATGACGCGCCCCGCCGACGCTGGCGCCGCGTTCGACTTCCCCGAGGACTTCCACCCGCTGGTCCTGGAGTACGCGCTCGCGCGCGCGTACGAGCAGCAGGACGACGACGTGATGTCGCAGCAGAAGTTCCTGCGCTTCGAGCAGGAACTCGCCGAGTTGAAGACCCGCTGGGAGACGCCGCCGAGCGGCGGCACCGTCCTCGGCGCGGGCACACGGCGTACGCCGTGGCACGGACAGGACCTGCCCTCCAGGCTCCTCTACGACTTCGAGTGACGCGATGACGGCCACCCTCACCGAGAAGGTCTGCACGCGCTGCACCCGACACCTTCCAGTCGACGACTTCAACCGCGGGGCACGCTTCGGCGACGGCCTCCAGCCGTGGTGCAAGTCCTGCCAGCGGGCACAGAAGGCGGAGGCGCGCTACGGCGTCACCGACCTCGAAGCACTGCTGGCTCAGGGCTGTGCTGCATGCGGAGCGACGTCGTCCAGGGGCAAGCGCAAGACCCTACAGATCGACCACGACCACGAGACGGACAGGTTCCGCGGAATCCTGTGCGGCGGGTGCAACAAGGCCCTCGGGATGCTGGGGGACGATCCCGACCGAGTGCTGGCCCTGCTCGCCTACACCCTGACCTGGGAGTGAGCCGTGGCTAGAAGGGCAGTGCAACTCTGGCCCATCTCGTCGTGGCATGGCGGCCTGAACCTCCGCGACGACGCGTTCCAGATCAGCGAACACGAACTCTCCGACGCCGAGAACATCGTCGTCTTCCCGCAGGGTGGGATCGAGCGCCGACGCGCGCTCGACACCTTCTCCGTCTCGGGCCTCACCGTGGCCCCCGCGAACATCTGGCAGTTCCTCGGCGCTGGGGTCAGCCAGGTCGTGGTGCAGCACGGCAACGACGTCGCGTTCGCGACGTCTTCTGGCGCGTTCACCGTCTGGAACCCCGACGGGCTGACGACCGCAGGCGTGATGCGCGCTGCGGCCCTGGGCACCCTCACGGGCGCGGGCGCGCTGAACGTGAACGACGAGAGCCTGTACATCCAGCGCAACGCCGAGCGCGCTGGGCTACGCTTCCGCGGCTCGGGCGCGGCGTCTGCCGTGCTGGCCGACGCTGCCGCCGCGTTCAACGATGACCTCACCGCCCCCGCGGGCGGACGCCTGCCCGTGGCCCGCTTCGTCGCGACGCACCTGAACTACCTGTGGAACGCGTACACGCTGGAGGGCGGCAACGCGCACAAGAACCGCGTGCGCTTCTCGCACCCTGGCGAGCCCGAGGACTACCGCACGAACGACTACCTCGACGTCGACTCGGGCGTCGACTCCGACGAGATCACGGGCATCGTCGCGTTCGGGGACCGCCTGTTCGTCTTCAAGCAGCGGTCCGTGTACGCGATCACGGGCTACTCGCCCGAGACGTTCGAGGTCTTCCCTGTCGTGCAGGGCGTCGGCGCCCCCTCCCAGGAGGCGATCGCAGTCTCGCGCTTCGGGCTCGCGTTCTACGACCCGATGCTCGGGGTCCACCTCATCACCCAGCGCGGCGAGGTGCAGTGGCTGTGGGCTCACTTGGCCGACGCGATCCAGGACGCGACGATCCAGGCGGGCTCGGTCGACGGGGTCACCGCGTGCTGGCTCGACGACCGCCTGTTCGTGAGCGTCCCGTGGGGCGCTGGGGCCACGTCCAACACGCGCACGTTCGTGTACGACCCAGTGCTGGGCAAGGGCGGCGCCTGGTACGTGTACACGTACGGCGTCGGCCCGATGCTCGACTGGCGCCCGTCCCTCACGCTTCAGCAGCACCTGGCGTGCTCGGGTGACACGTACATCCTGGAGGTCGAAGCGACCAAGGGCGGCGACGACGACATCGACGGCGTCGATACCCCGTTCGACTCATCGTTCACGACCGCGTGGTTCGCCGCGGGCAAGCCTGGCGTGCGGAAGCGGTGGCGTCGTCCGACGCTGATCGTCGACAACGACTCCACCGCGACGCTGAACGTCAAGGTCTGGCGCGACTACAAGACCACGACCCTCGCGCGCGAGTTCAACCTCGACACGAGCGCGATCGCGGTGGGCATGGTGTGGGGCGACGACTGGGGCGGCAACTGGGGCGCTGGCACCGACGGCGACCAGACGATCAAGTCTGGCTCTGGCCTCGGGCGCGCCTACGCGATCCGCGTGAAGGTCACTGGCCCCGAGTCCACCCACTGGGGCCTCAACTCGATCGAGTTCCGCTACATCCTGCAGAGGATTCGCTGATGGCAACGCCCACGGTCACCTACCCGAACCTCGTCAACGGCGATCCGTCCGACGCTGACCAGGTCGACCAGAACTTCGCGGACCTCATCGCGTTCATCACGAACGAGGTGATCCAGAAGGACGGGTCGAAGCAGATGACCCAGCAGTTGTCGCTGGTCGCCGCGGACCCGACCACCGCCAACCAGGCCACGCGCAAGTCGTACGTGGACACACTCGTGGCGAACGGACCCGCCGCGCTGCAGATCGCGACGAGTTCGCTCGCGAACGAGAACGGGGCGAACGCCGAGAACGTTTGGGACGTGAACCTCACGGCGTTCTCGAACCCCTCGCGGGTCGTGACCGTGTTCGCCCTCGCCACAGGCTTCGTCGACTGCGGAGCGAACGTGGTGACGCATGAGAACAGGATCACGGCCGACATCTCGTTCGACAACGGGGGCACCTGGGACAGCGGCCCCGAACGGTTCTCGGCCGTCTGGAAGGAGGCGGGCGGCGATGCCGTGCAGATGGCGCCCGTGATCGGCACCCACGTCAAGGTCGGCACCCCCTCGGGCAACGTGCGGGTGAGGGCCATGGTCCGCACCGACGGCACGAGCCCAACCTCCACCACGTGGAAGTCGGGGAGGCTCTACGCCCTGATGATCCCGTCCTGATGGCCCGCTGGAGCACCATCCGACGGCGCTCGCGCGGCGATGACGCCGTGGACCGCATCGCGGTCGACGACTGGAACCTCGCCACCTACGCGTCGCCGTGGCAGAGCGACGGCACGGCAGGCCGCGGCCCCGCTCGGTACTGGCGCGATCCGTGGGGCGTGGTTCATCTGGCGGGCGCCGTCGAGACGACGGCGGGCGTCACGGTTCCCAGTGCGATCTTCGCCCTCCCGAAAGGCTACCGCCCCGACTACGACCTGCGCCTCACGGGCTGGATGCTCGTGGGCCTCGGCGCTCACGTGCCCGTGATCGACGTGCTGACCACGGGAGAGGTCCGCCTGGCGGGCCTGGGTGGCGCGGCCTCACCCGCAACCGTGGCCTTCCTGACCCTGGACATGATCTCGTTCCGTCAGGTGGAGGGCGAAGCCGACCTCCGTCTGCAGCGATGAGACTGGACGAAGTGGACAGTTAGTAATGACCCCTGAGCAGATCGCGGCCCTGAGCCCCGAGCAGCAGCGCCAGTTCCTGGCCTGGACCACCGCCCAGCAGGGCGGGCTGGCACCCCAGCAGCCTGGGGCCACGGAGATCGCCTCGTGGGACTCTCGACGGCGCCAGACGAACCTCGGCTACAAGCAGGGGCTCGCCGAGAACACCTTCCAGCGCCAGGGCGTGAACCTCGGCTATGGCGACGAACGGCGCCGTCTCGGCCGCGAGTTCGGACGATCGCGGCGCGCGATGCCGTACCAGGCGAACGCGCGGGGCCTGCTGCGCTCGGGCATCTACAAGCAGGGGCTTCAGGACTGGGGCCAGGACCGCACGACTGCCCTGTCGGGGCTCCTGCGCCAGCGCCAGCAGGCGCTCGGCGGGCTGGACCTCGGGCGTCAGCGCCTGGAGGAGAACCGCACGGGTTCCCTGGGTGACATCGACGCCCAGGAGGCCGCGCGCCGCCAGGAGTTGGCGGCGCGACTGAGGAGTTTCGCATGAGCAACGTCCTGAAGGGTGGCGGCGGCACGCGTCGCAAGCGCCCCAGCGGTCCCCTGTACGACCCCGACGCGATCCGTCGGACCCAGGCGGGCCAGGTGCCTGGTGGGTCGGTCCTCTCGGGTATCGACGCGGGCTCGCGCGATGCCCTGCAGCAGCGGTACGACGACCAGCAGTTCGAGCGGTGGATCAACGCACAGGCGCAGCCCGCTGGCGGCGGCCTCGGTGGTGGTGGCGGCGGCGGCGTCGGAGCCGCACCAGCGGGTCCTGGCTTCGTCGACCCCTCGGGCGACCAGATCGCGATGCTGAAGCGGCTCACGGCTGGTGCGCGCGGCGACATCTCGCGTCGTGGCGTGGACCTGGAGGAGGCGCTCGCGAAGTTGGGCGCCGACTCGACGGCGACGTCGAAGGAGATCAGCGCGGGCATCGCTGGTTCGCAGCAGCAGGCAGCGCAGGGCGCCCGCAGCGACCTGGCGCGCACGATGACGGACCTGCAGACCCAGGGTGCGGGCGTGGACGGACTGCGTGCCGAGGCTGGCTTCCAGTCGGGCGCGATGGACCGCGTGGCCGCGGGCCAGGACGCGCTCGCGCGTCGGCTCGCACAGATCCAGCAGGAGGACATCGCCAACCGTTCTGCGAGCGCGAAGACCACGACCGAGGGCGCGCTGGGAACGCTCGACACGAACTCGGTGATGGCCGAGAACGAGATCCGCGCCGCGGCTGCCGCGATGGCAGCCGAGGCTGCCGCACGCCGCGCCAGTGGTGGCGGTGGCGGTGGTGGCGGTGGTGGCGACGGTGATCCGCTGTCGGCACTCGGCAAGATGCTGACGCTCCGCTCGAAGGTTGCCTCCGACAAGGAGAACTACAACCCGACCGTCGACGCGTGGGGCGCGTTCGACAACTTCATCGACGACGCAGAGTCCGACCGCTCGCGCGAGGTCCTGTACGACTACTTCAACCAGGCGAGGAGCGCGACTTCCGCCGACGACATCAGGCGCCTCCTGGAGGGCGTGAACCCGCGCTACAACCGCGTGCGGAGCGCCCTGAACGAGATCCTGTCGGGCTACGAGCCCTCAGAGCAGACGAGCGCGCAGTTGAGGGCGCTCCTCGGCGGCTGAGTTGGCGTTCGACCTGCAGCAGGCGAGGACCATCCTCGCCCTGCTCGACGAGGCCGAGGGCCGCGCCGACGCGTTCGCCAAGCAGTCGAACGCTTCACTCGCGCGCCAGCAGGCGCGCCGCACGGCCGCGACGCCGTCCGCGCCGCGCCGCAAGAAGGGCGGGGGTGGCGGCGGGTTCTCGTTCGCGAGCCCGCTGATGACCGCGCTGGAGGTCCTCGATGCTCCGCGCGCTGCGGTGTTCTCGGGCGCCAAGGAACTCGCGGACGTCATCAGGCCACAGAGCGGCGAGAGCGCCTCGTTCCGCGATCTGGTCGAGCAGACGGTCGACAGGAAGAAGCGCATCTACGGCAGCGACGTCCTGTACGGCAGCGCCGAGAAGGGCATCGGCGGGGTCATCGACCGCGAGTCGACGCCTGGCTGGGCGCAGGGGGCCTCTGGCTTCGCCCTGGACATCGCCGCCGACCCCCTCACGTACCTGGGTGGCGCTGGCATCGTACGCCAGGGCGCGAAGACCACCGCGGAGGCCGTGGCCCGAGGTGGAACGCGCGCTGTCGCGAAGGAGGCGACGAAGCGCGGCTTCAAGGAGGGCGGCGACAAGATGCTCGCCGACTTCCTGCGCGAGATCGACGACGACGCACTGAACGCCCTGCAGTCGCGGGTCCACACGGCGACACAGCAGGCGCGGCGGAGCCCGCGACGCGTGAGCCCCGAGGACCTCAGCGAGTTCACTGGCGGGCGCGCACAGCGCGGCCTCACGTTCCGCGTGCCGTTCGTTGGCGAGTCGGTGGTGCCTGGCACGCAGTCGCGTGCGGCGCTGAAGTTCGGGGAGGGCTCCGCCCGCCTGAGCAACGCGCTGGGAGACGTTCTGAAGGGTCGCGGCGGGAAGCCGTCGGGCCTGGCGCGCGCCCTGGGCGGCGCGGACGCTGGCCTGAAGGCGGCGGCGCGCAGCGCACCCGACGCCGAGCGCGCGTTCAAGGCGGTGTTCACGCTCGCACAGAAGGGGGCCAAGGGGGCGCGGGCGAAGGGCCTCATGGCCGAGTACGCCCGCGAGTTCACGAAGTTGTACCGCGACCTGGACGACGCCGAGCGCGCGGTCGCGATGCGAGCCCTGCGAGGCGACCCCGAGGCGGTTGCCCGCCTCGGCACCAAGGGCCAGGCGCTGCGCGGGTTCTACGACAAGATCCACGAGGGCCTGACCTCGGCGGGCGTCAAGGTGAACCGCATCGAGGACTACGCGCCGAACGTGCTCACGCCCGAGGCGCGCGAGTTCTTCGGGCGCTACGGCGGCAGGGGCGGCTTCAAGCAGTTCTTCGAGCACGCCCGAACGCTAAAGCCTGGTGAGAACGTCCAGTTCATGGGCGAGACGTTCTCGGCGTCGAACAACGCCGAACTCGTGGACAAGGTCAACGACATCTTCGCGAAGGCAGCGCGGTCAAACCCCGACATCGCGCCCGAGATCGACGACGTGCGCGCGCTGTTCTTCTCCGACGACCTCGCAGACGTGACGGGCCGCTACATCCGCGGCGCGTCGAACCGCATCGCCCTGAACGAGGCCGCGCAGCGCCTCGCTGACGTCGGCCTGGGGGTCGCCTCGCGCGAGGGCGCGGAGGAACTCACGTCACTCGGCAAGGCGTACAAGCCACTGCTGGAGGCGGCACAGACCCGCGCTCAGAGCGGCGCCCGCGGCGCCGCCGACGAGGCCGCCGAGGTGGAGCGCCAGATCGACGAGATCCTGGCGGAGGTCGGCGAGTCTCGGAAGGGCCAACTGTTCGAGGACGCCGCGGGGAACCCGCTCGACCGTCCGCTCACGGACGCGCAGGAGCGCGCGTTCGCCTCGCTCGCCGCCGACAAGGCACGCAGCGCGCTCGGGCGAGCGCGAGCGCGGCTGGAGGCGTCCGCGCGCGCTGACACGGCGCGGGGGGTGCGCCGCGGGCGCGCCGCCACGATGCTGGAGCGCAAGATCACGGCGTCTGAGGAGCGCCTGCGGGTCCTGGAGGAACTGGCGAACAACCCAGCGGCGGCGAGTGACGTCGACATCGCCGCCGAGATCGCACGAGTCCAGACCACGATCGACAACCAGACCCGCTCGATTGGCCTGTGGGTCGAGCGTCGCCGCAACGTCCTCGACGAGGCCGCACGCGGCGAGCGCACGGGCGTCGTGTCTGGCGAGATCGGCACCGAGTCGATGGGGCGGATCGGGGACCTGGACCTGGGGGTCGTGGCCCACCTGGAGCCCGAGGGCTGGCACGTCGTCCAGGACGCCGCCACGATCGAGGCAGTGGCGCAGGAGCACGCGGCTGCCATGGCCCACCTCTCCGAGATGCGCGACACCGTCGCGACGTTCCTCAACTACAAGACAACGCTGGGGCAGCCGAACGACCGCGGGCAGACCCTGGAAGTCCTCCGCCAGATGGCGCAGGACCTGAACCTGAACCCGACTCGGGCCACGGACCCGCGCGAGATCCTGAGTGGGCGCGAGCAGTGGGCGCGGAGCCTCGTGGACGACCCCCGAGAGCGCGCTGCGGTCGTGAGGCGCATCGAGAAGAACCTGCGCGAGGCGATCAAGGAGACGGACGAGATCGTCGAGGTTGCGGCCAAGAGCCGCAACCTCGCCTTCGAGGACTCCGTGCTCCGCCAGGACTACGGCGTCCCCGTGGCCCCGCTGTACCACGGCACGTCGAACGCGTTCCCTGGCGACGTCGCCAGGAACCGCACGGGCGGCACGTTCGAGAACCTGCACGGCCCTGGCTTCTACACGACCGACAACGGTCGCGAGATCCTGGTCGGCGAGCGCGCTGGCTTCTCGCCTGGCGAGGGCTACGTGAGCAAGGGCCTCGACGACAAGGTCGACGAACTCCAGGGGAACCCGACCGCGTACGGCTACGAGCCCGCGGACCCCGACGCGTTCATGCTGGACCTCGACGAGGTCGGCGTCGAGTCACTACTCGACGACGCACCCGAGGAGTTGTCGGCGGCCCTCGACGAGTGGGCGGGCGGCAACTTCGCCGCGGCGTACGACGAGTGGGCCAACACCCCGTTCGGCGCCGAGTACACGCACCCGCCGACGCTGCAGTTCTTCGCCGACGACATGGACAACTTCGCTCGCGCCTGGGCAGACGCTCACCCCGACTCGGAGTTCGCGCAGCGCCTGGCGCGGGGCTACGCCCCCGACTACGCGGGTGACGGAGACAGCCTGGAGGACATCTACGGCGCGTGGCGCGCGCATGTCGACTCGTTCCACGAGTACGAGGTCGTGAGCCAGAGCCCCGTGCTCGGCACGGGCGTGCAGTACCTCGACGACGCCGACGCCGACGGGCTCCTGCGCGACTACGTCGAGCACCTCTACGACGACTTCGGGGTGAAGGGCCTGACCCACAGGGGTGGTCAGATCACGAACTCCCCGATCGACCACCGCGTCTCGATTTGGTTCCGACCCGAGTCGGACCTGACCCTCGTCGGCAAGACCGACTTCACGAAGGCACTGGCGGACGTCCGCATCACCGAGTTCGAGCACATGCGGAGCACGGCGCGTGCGCGGCTGTCCGAGTTGACCGACGAGATGGCGCAGGCGGCCACGCGACGCGCCGACGACCTGGGGGCCGTCGAGACGTCGGCGCGCGAGTTGAAGCGCCTGCGCGCGGCACGCAAGAAGTACGGCAAGACGCCGTCGGCGGTCCGCAGGTCACGCGCCACCGAAGCGGCGGAAACCGCGGCGCAGGACGCGCTGGACCAGCAGGACATCGCCGAGACGTTCCTCGCCGACACGGTCGAGGCTGCTGCCGAGCGCCAGATGACGGCGCTGGAGAAAGCGCGCCGCATCGACAACGCGCTGCGCGGCTGGGGCGACAGCGCCCCGAGGACCCTGCGCGAGGCCGCATCCGAGTACACGGACGCGCTGCGCCAGGGCGCGCGCTGGGGCAAGGTGCAACAGCAGGCCGTCGCCGCTGGCGACGAGCAACTGGCGCGCGTCGCGTCCCTGGAGCAGGCGGCTCACGCCGCCCGAGCCGAGGCCACGGACCTCGGCGAGCAGGCGCTGACCGCCGAACGCGGGCTGGCGAACCTGCCGACCGAGCGCGTCGAGAAGATGGCGCAGACCTTCCGCGACGGCGCGTACCGCGAGATCAAGGCGGGCGTCGGGACCCCCCAGGAGGTCGCCGACTGGCTGCTGCACGTGGACCGCCTCACGACCCCCGAGGGCATGCGTGGCGCACTGAAGGTGTTCGACCGCGCCGTCGGGTGGCTGAAGGACTACCAGATCATGACCCCTGGGTTCCACATTCGGAACTCGCTGGGTGGCATCTGGAACAACTCGCTGGCTGGGGTCGACACCAACTCGTACCGCAAGTTCTACTCGCTGATGAAGCGAGCGCGCGGAGCGGCGAAGGGCAAGGCCCTGAGCGCCGACGACCAGCAGGTGTGGGACGCCGTGATCCGCGCTACGGGTCGCGGCCAGATCGGGTCCGAGTTCAGCAACGTGAACCTGCTGGAGGAGTTGGGTGGCCGCGGGAAGGGCAGCATCCTGCCGACGCGCCGCTTCTACGGCGTGCAGGCATCGAAGCGTGCGGGCGAGGCCACCGAGTTCCGACTGCGTGGCGTGCTCGCGTACGACCAGATCACGAAGGGCCTGCGCGCTGGCGACACGATCGACGACGCGATCGAGGCGGCGAACAGCGCGGTCGCCAAGTACCACTTCAACTACGACGACCTGAGCGCGACCGAGCAGGGCATCAAGAAGGTGATCCCCTTCTACACGTGGACCCGCAGGAACGTCCCGCTGCAGGCCGAGCAGATCGTCAAGAGCCCGCGCATCTACGCGCGGTACGAGCAGGCGCGCTCCGAGATCGAGTCCCTCTCCGAGGAAGACCCGATCGTGCCGTCGTGGTTCCGCGACAACCTCGCGATCCGACTGCCGTGGATGGCGGGCGGCGGGCACCGCTACGCGATGATCGACCTGCCGCTGCGGGACCTGAACCGCATCACGCAGCCCGACGACATCCTGTCGATGACGACCCCCGTCATCAAGACCCCCATCGAGTTGAAGTTCGGCAAGCAGGTGTTCAAGGACCTGCCGCTGCGCGACGACCGCTTCGCTCCGCTGCACCCCGCGCTCGACGCGGTGCCTGGCCTTCGCCAGGCGCTGGACGTCGCTGGGGTCGGCGCGTCGCGAGGCGGCGAGTACTTCCTGTCCGAGCGCGAGATGTACGCGCTGGAGCAGGGGCTGCCGCTGCTCGGGCGCATGAGGCGCCTCGCCCCCAACGAGAGCAAGTACCAGAACCGCGCGCTCACGTCGTGGCTGTCGTTCATCGGCCTCGGGTCGAGGACGAACACGGCCCAGGAGCAGGACATCGCGCGCTGGTTCGAGGAGGAGAAGCCGAAGGGCGACGCTGCGCGTCGCGAGTCGGCCCTGCAGCGAGCCCTAGATGAGATGGAACAGTGACATGGACTTCACGGCAGTAACGGTGGCTCTGATCGCAGCGGTTGGGCTGCTTGGCCCCGCCACGGTCAACTACAGGGCCACGGTCCGCATGAGGGAGGAGAACACGTTCCAGCACGACGCGGTCCAGGCCACGATCGAGCGTCACTCGACCCACATCGGCACCCTCCAGGCCGAGGTCAGCGACGTCAAGGCGGACGTGCGAGACGTGAAAGCGGACGTGAGGGGCCTCCGCGGGGATCTGCGGGAGTGGACGCTTTCCCCTGTAAGAGATGACGCGGTACGTACCCCGTAGCGGGTGGGGAGCACTCCCGCCCGAGAGCCCCATCCCCGCCTGGGAGGCGGGGCGAGGCTGGCCCGACAGCCTCGTGCTCCACTGGGTCGGCACCTACGTGCCGCCCGACCGCGACGACGCCTTCTACGCCTCGGTGGTCCGCTCGATCCAGCGGTACGAGATCGAGTACCAGGACTACTCAGACATCGCCTACAACGTCCTGGTGGCCCCCACGGGCACCGTGTTCGAGGGACGTGGCTGGACCGTCCAGAGCGCCGCCAACGGCGCCTGGACCACCTGGAACCGCCGTGGGCTGGCTGTGTGCTACCTGGGCGGCAGGAACGCCGACGGGAGCCTCAGGTCTGGCCTGACGGACCTGGGGAAGCGCGGGCTCCGCTGGGTCTGGAAGTTCGCCTCGGGCGTGTACCCGACCATCCACCAGGTCAAGACCCACTCGCAGGTCCGCCTCGGCGGCACCGAGTGCCCAGGGGCCGAGGTCACCGCCTTCGCCCCGTACGTGAACACCCCGCCCCCGAAGGAGGACGAGTTGCCCAGCGTCGCAGAGGTCATCGAAGGCATCGAGGCTCGGCTCGCGGACCGAGACAGCCCCCTGTCGAGGCACGTGCAGTGGCACGTGCGCGACTCGATCGAGGACGAGTTCAAGCAGGAGCGGTCGTCCTCGTGGCAGATCAAGGCGCTCGTGAAGCGGATCGCGAAGGCGGTCGGAGCGAACGCCGAGTTCTGATGCTCGGGGACCTCCTGCCAGCGCGCTACCGCAGCACCCTCCAGGGGCTGCTCTCGCGCAAGTTCCTGCTCGCGCTCGGCACCGCTCTGACCGCCGCGTCGCAGGACCAGTGGGACATCGTGCTCACGGTCGTGCTCGCGTACCTGGGCGTCGAGGGCACCGCCGATCTCGTGGCGCGGACGAAGCACCAGCCATGACCGACGAGGCCGCGCCCCAGGACCCGCTCGGGAACCGCAGGCATCTCATCATCACGATCGAGCGTCTGCTCGACGACGACGGCGACGAGTGCTGGCGGCTCCTGTACGACGCGAAGGGCATCTCGACCTACGAGGTCAAGGGCGTGCTCCAGCAGGCGCTGATGGACTACGACGACAGCGGCATCGAGTTCGAGTTCGACGACGAGGACTGAGCCGTGACGAGTCTGGAGTACGTCTGGCTCGCGGCTGGCGCGGTGATCGCTGGGCTGGAGGGCTACGGGATCTACCGCCACGAGCGCGGGGTCGACACGCCCGACGACACGGTCACCGAGTTCGCTCGGCGGGTGATCCGCCGCTGGCCCTTCGCCAGCATAGTGGCATGGGGCTGGCTCACGTACCACTTCTTCATCGAGGGGTAGGGCTACGCGGCGGTCGTAGCCCGCTGCGCGCACCACCGTCGGTGCCCGTTCAGAGCCAGCCCGTTGCGGGCCTCAAACCCACACTCGGGACACGTGGGGGTCTGTCTCTCGGCTACGACCTCGGCGACGCGCGTTGCGATGTCGGGGTAGCGGTGGAGTAGGTCATCGAGGATGCGCTTCAGCGTCTGGTCCCGTTCGAGCCCGCGGGCCACCCTGTCGAGGTGGTCCGCCTCATGCCCCGAGTAGGCGACGCGCGGGGTAAAGGTCCCGCGCTTGGATGCCATGTGGTCCCGCGCCGTGTGTGTCATGGCTGCCAGGCGAGGACTCGAACCTCGGTCTGCCCGATACAATCGGGCGTTCTGCCAACTGAACTACCTGGCATGGTGCAAGCGCGGCCCCGATCCTCGCCACGCAAGCGACAACAGGGACGTGGGCACCACCCACGTCGTCCGTCGCTCCCTCTGCGCTGTTCCCGTGCCAGGTCGTCACCCAGCGGCAGCCGCATGGTGGAGGCGGGGGGAGTCGAACCCCCGTCCGTCGTCGATCCCCGTGGGGCTCTCCGACGTCGAACTCCATACGCCCCCGTGTCGACGGCGAGAGCAACGGCCAGGGGGATGGTTAGAGGCCCCCGCCGTCGACGAGAGACACGGTCCGCGTGTGCGGCGGAGCGTGTCTGCGTGCCGTCACGCCGCCTCCTCCACTTCCTCGGGGGGCCACAGCCACACCAGGAACGCCTGCCACGCGATCAGGTCGCGCATGCAGCGATCGCAGTAGTCGAGTGGCCTCGTCAGGTACGTGCGTCGCACGCACCCAGGGCGCTTGCAGCAGCCGTGCTTGACCGCACGGTTGGTCAGGCGCTGGACCCGACCCTTCCGCTGCATGCGGTTCACGCGGCGGTACGCCGCGCGCGTCTCTCGGCTCACAGGATGACCCCATGCAGCGCGCGGTACGCGTGGAACGCCGCTTCGAGCCGCGCCGCGGCGCGCTCCAGTTCTTCGGCCTCGGCCGCCATCGCCTCGGGCACGGGACCCCCGTACCCGCAGACGTAGTCGAGCAGCCCGCCCTCCCAGTCGACCTTCTCCAGGAACTCCTGGGGCGAGCCCTCCCACACGCGATCGCTCATGCCGCCACGAACCCGTAGCCGTGCCACCGCGTCCAGACCAGGCGCCCGATCGTGTCGCTGTTGCAGTCGATCACGCGCATGGACGGCGGGCGCGCCACGCGCGCGTCGGTGCCGCTGACCAGGTCGCTGAGCAACTCGTTCAGTCGCTCGATGAACTCGGCGACCCGCCTGCAGTCCGTCTCGTTGGCGGCGGCGGTCTTCTTCATGCTGCCTCGCTCTCGTCGTCGAAGGACGCGCCAGCGAGGCGGTCCTTGTACCACTGCGGGAGTCCGCCCTGGACTCCGCGCAGGATGTCCTTGCGGAAGTGGCGCCAGAGGAGGTCCTTGATGTCCGCGGCGCACTCCTCCTCGACGTCCTCGGTGACCGCCTTCATCAGCGGGCCGATGTCGACGACGTCGCCCGTGAGGCGCCCGTCGTCGCGCAGGTGCTGCACCGCCTTCTCCCAGCGCATGGCGTTGCGGTACTGGTCGATGATCGACGTCACGACGTCCGCGCGGCTTGGGTTGCGCGTCTTCCAGTCGCCGCGGTGCGTCTCCTTGAACGCCTCGCTGACGTACTTGCCGAACATCGGATCGCCGAAGTGGTTCAGGCGGTCGTGCGCCTTCAGCACGATCCCCTCGATGGGCGTGCCGCCAAGGAACGACTCGCGCTCCAGCATCTGCTGCACGACACTCAGCCCGCCGACCTTGATCTCGCGATGGAGCAGCGGGACCCTTTCCAGGCCCACGACGGACGCGAACTCGGCCATGATGTAGTTCGGGAGGAAGGTGCCCTCGGCGTCCTGTACGTCGAAGATCGCGATGTTCCCCTCGGGCACGCGGTCGTACTTCAGCGTGTTGTGCTTCGGGCGGTTCAGGTACTCGCCGCGGAACACGTAGCCCTCGGGCAGCAGCCCGAACCGCTCGGCGATCTGCTGCACGCCCGCCTGGAACATCCCGTCGACCTGCAGGCGCTCGACCTCGCGAGCCCCGTCCACGAGCACGCCCCCCTTCGAGCGCACGTACAGGCGGTCGTCGATGCGGGCGAAACTGATCTGCGACCCGTCGACCTTCTCCTGGACCGACACGTAGTCGTCGAGGATGCCCTCGATGGCCCTGTGGCCCAGGTTCCAGACCTTCGGGTACGAGCCGATGCTCATGCCGCCGCCGCCTCCAGGAGGTCCGCGACGTCGTGCTTCGACTTCGCGATGTAGTCGTTGAAGTACGGGATGCTGTTCGCCGATCGACTCACCGCCTCGTGCAGGGCGAGCGATCGCGCCTGGATCTTGGCGTCGTAGTCGTAGTGCAGGCGACGGGTCGCCTCGATGATGGCGCCAGTTGCGCAGAACCCGCCGCGCTGGTCACTGATCCGACCCCGCACGATCCTTGGCTGGCGGCGGATGATGCGCGCAGCCTTGCGGAGGATCTGCTTCGCCCGCCGCAGCGTTCGCTCGCTCTCTTGCGGCGGCGCTGTCGGTAGGTACACCAGGTCAGTCGTCACTGTTCTCCTCCAGGGGTGTCACGTCACCAGAGAGGATCTGTCTGACCCGCTCCAGCACTCGGGCTCGCATCCGCGGATCGCTGGTCGTGATCCGCGCCTCTCGGTGCTGCTGCAACTGCTCGACCACTTCCCTCGCGTGGCGCTCGATCGCCTGCCTCACTCCGCTCGACAACGTTCTGCTCCCACACGAACGGACACCCGAGGCAGTGCCATTCGGAGCGCCCGTCGAGCGTCAACTGCTCGACGATCTCTCCGCCACACCCTGAGTGCCTCACGGCCACCAGCCTCTGCGTGTGCTCAGGCGGGTGTCTGTGGGGGCTGGGCTCCTGGCAGGAGCAGCCGCGGCCCCGAGAGGTCGTTCCAGACGCGCTCCAGCAACTGGTACAGGCGCACGCGAGCGAACGTCTCGAACTGCGCTCGCCCCTCGCTGCCGCTCGGCCACACGGACTCGATCAGCGTCTCGACGCGGGCGTCGGTCTGGATCAGGCCCACTGGCACGGGCGTCCCAGCGAGGCGCTGCTCCAGCGCCTCGATCTTCTCGTCGAGCACCGCGTCGACGTCGACCACGGTGGCGTCGGCTTCGAGGACTTCGACGTCGTCTGTCACGGCATGCTCCATCGAGGGAAGTCGCGCGGGGCCACCTGCGCCGACTTGGCGGCGCAGTGCTCCGCGTTGTACGCGTCGACCGCGATCTCGCGGATGCGGGCTTCGTCCGCCGCTGCGACGGCGTGCCCCAGCGTCTCGGACCGCACGATCTCCACGATCTCGTCGCGGGTCCACGGGATGGGAACGTGGCTCAGCCAGTTCACCGCCGCCCCGCGCAGGTCCTCCTCGTCGTGCTCGTACGCCTCGTCCACCACGGCGAACCCAGCGTTGCTCGTCTCCCCCTCCGAGATGGGCGAAGCGGAGACGAGCGGCGGTGGGCCACACAACACGTCAGCGAACAGCGGGCACTGGAACGTGCCGTCGATGAGCATGAGCCCGACGATCGCGTAGCCGAGCAGGTCCGCCTTCGTGTCGACGATCGGCTCGTGCAGGGCCTCGACGCGCCGCTCCAGGTTCCTCAGCCGCGCGACCTTGTCGGAGAGCCGCACGAGGACCCCCAACGCGCCGAACGCGTTGATGTTCTCGTGGCCGTAGTCGTGCTGCTTCGAGATCACCGTGTCCACGACCCCGTCCACGAACTCGCGGCGAACGTGCGGGATCGTGGAGTGGTCGGCGATCACCGAGACGCCGATCGAAGACAGCCCGTCACGCAGATACGTGGGGGAGGCGTCCTCCTGCGCGTTGCGGGCGACGCGCAGATCCCAGGCCACGGCCTCCTGGAGGGCGAGGTCGAGTGGGTGGCGGTCCCACACTCGGTTGGCGCGGTCGAGGATCTCGTCGGCCGCGCGGTGCGCGCCCTGCTCCCAGGTGAGGGGGCTCACTTGCGGACCGTCCCGACGAACGCCCCGAACAGGAACACGAGCCCCGCGGACGGCCAGAAGCCGAGCCCGACGCCCAGGGCGCCGAGCACGGCGGACAGCACCGCCGCCGTCAGCGCGAGGCTTCCCGCGCCGAACACGAGCGCCGCGAGCACCGCAGCGATCACGAGCGCGGGGCCAGGGTCCTGGCTGCGGAACTTGTAGTGGGTCGTCATGCCTGTCCCTTCAGGTAGAGGCGGATCAAGTCGTGGTCTTCGAGTGCCTCGCGCAGCAGGGCGTAGGCCCTGTCGCGGAGGTCCGCGATGTAGGTCTTCGAGAGCCCGAGTTCACGGGCGAGTTGGCGCAGCGACATACGGCGCACCACGTAGCCGTCGAACACCCACCGCTCACGCGGTGGCAGTCCGTCGATGGCGTCCTGGATCACGTCACGAAGCGGCAGCAACTCCTCGCACGAAGCGTCGGGGTCCTCGTGAGGCCCACACTCCATGAGTGCTCCGAGGCGTGTCTCTGGCCGCTGCTCCCCGTGGCCCACGAACAAGCGCCAGCGGTCGTCCTCGTCGAGCCTCCATGCGATCTCACGCCGCTGAGGCATCGGCGTCCGTCCCGAACAGGGCGTCCGCGGGGAACGCGAAGTACGTCTTGCCTTCGGGGAACGACTCCAGGCTGGCCTCGCCGTTGGCGAGCAGGTGGTCGAGTTCGGCGAGTGTCACGAAGCCCCAGCGGTCGTTGTGCGAGTCGAACACGAACAACTCGACGGGGTGAACGTCGTTCCACCAGTGGAGCGCCCCCCACTTGTCCAACTTCAACTTCAGCGTCTGATCCCGCCCGAAGCCCTGGACCTCGACCAGGCGCGAGGTCATCAGGTAGTCGGGCGTGTAGCGCAGGCGCGCGGGGAGCGCGGTCATCTTCAGCGGCGGGCGGTTCAGCCCGAACCGCACGAACCCGCGCTTCAGCACGCTCTTGGCGACCTCCTCGAACTTCGCCTCGGCGAGGTCGCCCATGCCATCGAAGCGGCTGCTCCAGCCGCGGTCCTTGAACGACATCAGTCGGTCCCCGCCGTGGCGGCGAGGTACAGGCCCAGGTCATGGACCTCCGTCTCGACCCCGCGGTACCAGCCCCACGGGTCGTAGATGTGCGTGGCGGTCCGCCCGCGCTCGTCGTCGCGCTCGGGGAAGCGGAACGGCGCGCCCCAGCACTTGACGATCTCGCCGTTGCGCGGGCCACCCTTCAGCACCAGCGTGCGGCTCACAGCCTCAGTCCCTTCAGTGCCTCGCGCACGAGCGCGAGCGCCGAGCGCGAGCGCGGCCACCCGAAGATGCGCTTGCGCTTGGCGCCGTGGCCGCGGGCGTTTCCGCTCGCCGCGTGGACGCGGACCTGGTAGTTGCCTTCGGTGGCGGTCCCCGTGTCGTCGTTCCAGATGTAGACGCGATCGATCTCGAACGCGCTCGCCTCGCCGTGGGGCCAGACCTCGACCTTGACCACGATCATCGGCGGCGCGCCTTCTTCGGGGTCAGCACAATCGCTCGCTCCTGCATCGCTGCGCCGATCAGGCGCCCGACTTCGTTCGGCATCTTCGCCAGGTACGAGTCGGCGTACTGGAGGGTCAGGTCGCCGCCGACCTGCGCGGCGTCGTCGCCGACGTGCAGCGTGATCCGCACGTGCCACTCGGAGTTGGCGATCGCCTTCTTCCGCTCTGCGATCTCCACGCCCTACGCTCCCTGTGTGCCACGGAGCGTGTCCGCCGCGGGCGGGAAGCGGAGGTAGTCGATCGCTGCGAGCAGGGTCTGCTCGTCGTCGCGTGCTGCTGGCAGCAGGCGCTTGTTGCACGTCTTGCACAGCAGTCCACGCACCGACCCACGAACGCCCACAGCACGCTCCAGCGCGTGGTCATGGTCCACGTGGAGGTTGTAGGCGGGCTTGCGCCCGCAGATCGCACAGCGTCCGCCCTGGCGCTTCAGGATCGCGTCGTACTCCTCCAGGGTGATGTCGTACGTCTCCTGCAGGTGCTGACGGCGCGCGGTCTGGCGGGTCGTGTCGCGGCGACACGACTGGCAGATGCGGCCTCGGGGCGTGAAGAACCGCGTGGCGCGGTTAGCCCCGCACCTAGCACACGTGCGGTAGCCCCTACGCGCCATTGAGGACCTGCACGTGGTACACGGGCACGCCCGCCTGCTCGGCGCGCGTCACCATGTTGAGCGTGCCCCTCGACTCCTTCAGCGGCTTGTCGGTGAACGCGAACACCACGTCGGGCTTGCCCTCGTTCAGCATCCGCCTGTTGCGGATCACGCCAGCGGCCTTGCCGTGGCGGTCCCAGTCGGCTCGGTACTGGAGGTGCTCGATGTCGAAGATCCACTCGTCCTCCTGGACCCACCGCGCAGCGCGTGCGTCGGCGCCGCGGGCACCGCCCTCGATCACCACGAGCGACTCGCCGTTGGGGACCCGATCGAGCAGCCCATCGAGCAGGCTCTCGATGACGCCCAGGCCCTCGTCCCAGGTGCGGCTCCCGCACACGAGGACCCTCATGCGTGCCTCGATGCGACGTAGGGCAGGAACTCGCCCTTGCCCTGCAGCCAGTCGTCCAGTTCCTGGGCCAGGTTCATCGCGAACACGCGGTCCACGGGCTCGGTGAAGTGGTCGACCATCAGCACGAGGTTGTCGGGGTCCTTCTCGTACACGCGGATCATCGTGCGCCCCTCACGCTCGCGAGGGCTCCGCGCAGGAGCCAGTACCACTTGCAGATCGCGCTCATCGGTACGCCCTCTCCACGAAGTTGACGAGCGTCATCGGTACGCTCGTTCAACGGTCCGCTGCAGTTGCTTCTCGCCGTCGCGCCGCTTCGAGAACTTGCCCCAGCGCGCGTCGGCGTCGGTGACGAGCACGAGCGCCTCATGGGGCGTGAGCCCCGAGTCCTTACACTCGCCCGCCAGGTAGAACAGGCCCTCGCTGCGGTCGCCATCGAGCGGGCCGTCGTAGAACACGGCGCGCCCAGGCTTCGACAGGCGGTGCAGCAGGTGTCCCCTGCCCCCGCCGTACGTCGTGGCGGGCTCGATCGGCTTCGGTGGCGGTGGCGGCTTCCAGAGCCGCGCCGCGTCGTCGAGCACCTTGATCGGTGCTCGCATGATCATCGCGTGCTCCAGGAACTTCTCCCAGCCGAACGTCTCGGCGCTCTCGATGATGATGGACTGGTGCAGGGGCTGCTTGCGATGGGCGCTGAGGAAGCCAGGGAACGGGAGCCTGACGTAGTTTCCGAGCGCGGTCGGGTCGCCGAAGCCCTCGGACTTCGGGTTCACCTCGCGCTTGCTCACGACCGCGACGTCGCACGCAACGAGCAGGGCTCGCCGCATCGTCGCTGCGGGCACCCAGCCCCTGGCGAACACCCACACGTGCCGACCGTCCGAGCGCGTGCGCTCGATCCAGCCGACAAGCCCCATGCGCCGCAGGACCCGCTTCAACGCCACGGCAGCAGCGTGGCCCTCGTCGATCGTGTCGTAGTCGTACGCGCGCTTGCCAGGCGCTGCGACGTCGAAGTCGACGCAGCCCCACTTGACCGCCCAGTCGTCGTCGCACCACAGGTTCCGATCGATCGCGTTGTCGCACCGCACGCCATCGTGGAACGGCACGAGCGGGTACACGCCCAGGGGGCGGCGTCCGCTCAGGTGGTCCTCCACCGAATCGACCCAGTGCTCGTCCGAGTGGATCGTCGACTCGACGTGACGGCACCCGCCGTCGGCGGTCCCATACGCGTCCTTGCGCCCCTCGAACAGGGCGGCGAAGACTTCGAGGACACCCACGGCTACGGCCCCACCATCTCGACCACCAACTCGGCGTCGACGCGCGCCTCGTGGTTCTGGCCCCGCCGCATGCGCGGCGTCCCGACCGCTGCGATGTCGACGATCTGGCACCCCATCTGCTGGAGCAGGCCCACATGCCACCCCGACACCGTCTGGCGCTTGCGGTCGCGCACGTGGTCGCTGATGTTGAGCACGAAGGTCCCGTACGGGCGCAGGACGCGCAGCGTCTCGCGCCATGCCGCCGCGTGGAACGCCTGGTACCCATGCCCCCACTGCATGCTGCCCAGGTTGCCCGTGGACAGCGGGCGCCCCAGTCGCGAGCGGTACGTGATGCACGAGTCCCGCGGGTCGTTGTCGGCCATGCGGTTGCCGTAGCAGGGGCTCGTGACGATCGCGTCGAATGAGTTGTCGGGGAACGGCAGCGCGAGCGCGTTGCCGACGATCGTGTCGGGGTGCAGGTACGCCCACTCGGGCTCGATCTCGACGCCGACTGTCTGGCGTGTCGGCGGGTTAGCGAGCGCGTGGACCCGCCCAGTCCCCGCGAACGGGTCCAGGATCATGCCCTCGATCTTCGAGCGGTCGAGGACCGCTCGGATCTCGTCGAGGATGCGCTCGGAGAACTTGGCGGGGTGCTTCACGCGACGACCTTCACCGCCACGATCTCGGAGACGCGCACGAGCCACGGCGACGCCGCACCCTCGCCCGTCACCACGACCCACTCGTGGGTGTTCTCGTCCCCGCGGGCGGCCACGAGCCGAGCCAGGGTTCCGAGGTACGCCTCCAGCCCCTTGGCGTGGACCACCACCCGCTTGCCGAAGTACGCGTCGGGGATCATGCTGCCTCTCCCTTGCTCTGCTGGTCGTTCACGACCACGCCACCGAACTGCTGCTGTACGGCGCGCACGGCATCGGTCACGGACTGCTGCGGCGGTGCCTGCGGGTTGAAGATGCGCGACCGCAGGTCCGTGTCGCGCAGCGGACGGATGAGCCCCGAGTCCGACTCCATGTAGAAGTCGATGCCGTCGTAGTGGGTCATGCGCCCACCTGGGCGCTTGTTCTTCACGACGTGGACCGAGACTGTGTCGCGGTGCTCGTCGCGCTCGTGCGCTTCGAGGTCGTCCCAGTCGCGCTTGCGACGCAGCCCGATCACGATGGTCGCCTGCTGCTCGCCCGAGAAGCCCATCGAGAGGAGCGTGATGGGCGCACCAGGCTTCGCATTCGACCGCGTGCCCTGATGCAGGGCCACGATCGGGAAGGCACAATCCTTGGCCCACCCCTTCAGCGCGAACATCTTCTGCTTCACGGACGCGCTCTGGTCCTCGTGATGCCCGTCGCCAGGCATCATCTCGACGTAGTCGATCACGACCGCGTCGGCGTCGGCGCCCCACACGTCTCGCGCCTCGTCGAGCGCGACGAGCATCTGCGGGATGCCGATGACGTCGTCGACCACGATCAGGTTCTGGAACCAGGCGGTAGCCGTGTCGCGGATGATCGACTTCGCTTCCTCGTCGCCGTCCTTCACGCGGCGCTCCAGCGTCTCCGCGCCGATGCCCGTGTACATCGCGACCAACTTCGCCAGGATCATCTCGGCGGGGTCGTCGAGGCTGAAGAACAGGACCCGCTTCTCGGGGTTGTTGAGCAGCATCGTGTTCACGAGTTGCGTCTTGCCCGAGTGCGCGAAGCCCGTGACGAGCACGAGGTCCGTCGGGCGGAACCCGCGGGTGAGCACGTCCACCTGTGCGAGCCCGAGCCCGATGCCCTGGTCCACGTTCAGGGCCTCAATCAGCGAGTCGCTGACCTGCCCCAGGCGCTTGACGTACTTGAACGACGCAGGGGAGGGGGTGGTGGAGGCGGTGCCCCCCTCCCCGTCGGCCCGCTCGCCACCGAGGGCAGCAAGCCGCGCGTCGATCTCCTCGTCGGTCGGGATCGTCACTCCACAGCCTCCAGGCTGGATGCGGGACGGGGCGTGGGGGTGGCGCGGCCTAGAAGGGCTCCTCGGACCCGTCGAAGTCGTCGCGGGCGTCGAGGGCTTCCTTCACGTGCTCGGGCGCGTTGTCGAGCCAGAGCGACACGTCCTTGTGCGGACCGCGGGCACCCTTGAAGTCCGCCGCGTTGGGCTTGTACTGGCCGCTGGCCTTCTTGCCGCGGTTGTCGTAGAACGCGTCGGGGTCCTCCAGCAGCGCCTCCCACGCGGCGCCCTTGTCGGCGCCGCTGGAGGCCGTGCGGCTGCCGCCGCCCGTGCGCTTCGCTGCGCCGCCCGCCTTCTTCGCGGCACCGCGGGCCTTGGCGGGCGCGGGCTGCTCGGCGCCGACCACGACGCCGTCGCCGTTGACCTCGAACGAGACGCCCAACTGCGAGAGCACGTGGCCCTTCGCGCGGGCGAACGCCGCGGCGACCTTCGCGTCGATCGCCTCCTGCGCGTCGGCGGTGTCGACGTCGACCTGCACGAACAGGGACGCCTCCTCACCCGCCCCGAAGCCGCCGTCGCGCGGGACCTTGCGCGAGTACGAGATCGTGTACGTGTTCGGCTTCACGTGGGTGGCGGTCAGGGTGCCGTCGGCGTCGTAGGTCTTCTCGGTCGTCATGCGTGGCCTCTCCAGGTCCGTGTGTGTGGGACCAGCCTGCGTGTGCGGTGCGGGGGGTGTCCTTACACCGTCACGAGGTCGACTGGGCCGTGCTCGCGGTTCGACACCTGCCAGTCGTCGTCCACGAACTGCCCCTTGCACTCGCTGAAGATCGGGCACCACTTCGGCGAGCAGTGCCAGCCCTGGTCGTTCAGGGGCCACGTCTTGACGTCCGCCTCGATCAGCCGCGCTGCGGCGATCGACTGCTGGCGCAGCCAGTCCACGTGGCGCTCCGTGCGCCACACGTCCACGTACTGGACCTCGCCGCGGTGCAACAGCACCGCGTAGCGGAAGTGGCGGCGCTCGGGGAGCGCCAGGTCACGCGAGAGCCCGAACGTGTACGCGGTGGGCTGCACGGCGAACCGCTGCTTCTCCCACACCTCGTAGTCGCGCTCGCCCTGCTTCCAGTCCCACACGACGTGGTCCGTGTCGGCGCAGTCCAGGTACCCCTTCAGGCGGATCACGCGCTCGGAGTCCTCGTGCAGGACCTCGTCGAAGTGCCACTCGATCCGCTCGGGCTGCACGTGCGGCTCGACCTCGTCGATGAACAGGTCCAGCATCGCGTGTGCCCGCTCGTACACCGTGGCGGGCCTGTACTTGGGGAACGTGACGTCGGGGTTCAGCAGCAGGCGGTCGACCTCGTACTCGACCACGTCATGCGCCTCGGCCTCGGTCCAGTCCTCGCCCGCCAACTTCGGGCGCAGGATGCACTCAATGCCCGAGTGCATCGACTTGCCGATCACGGTCGAGTCCGTGTCGGGGGAGAAGAGATCCCGCCTCAGGTACGCGTGTGCGAGTTCGGGGCAGCGCATCAACTCGTTCAGCCAGGACTGGCTGAACTTGTGCTCCCAGCGGCCGTCGTCGCGCAGGACCGTGCGGTACGCGTGGGCCATCAGGCGGTCGCGCCGACCAGGAGTTGCTCGTCCACGGGGGACCAACTGACGGTGCTGGCGGGTCCCCCCACGTCACCGCCACCGATGTCGGGCACGAACGCTCCACCGATCAGGCGCTCGACGCGGACCCACGCACAGTCGGGGTCGTCGAGGTACGCCATGATCGCCTCGGAGAGGATCACGTCCTCGGCGGGACGGTCCAGCACGAGCGTGCGGCGCTCGGGCGCACGGGCGAACTGGGCAACGATGCGGACCTTCACGCGCTCGCCAGGGTCTGCACGATCGCGACGAACAGCGCGTCCTTCACCCGCTGGCTCTCGGGCAGGGCGTTGTAGTCGACGAGCAGCGGGTGTTCCTTCAACCCCTCGTCCTTCACGGGGCCGAGCACCCAGCCGTGCTGCCGCTTGAAGTCGCACCAGTCCTGGTGCGACTCCTCGGGCGTGGCGCCCGCCTTCGCACCCTGCACACCCTGGTACGCGGACTGCCGCGTCTCCTCGTCGAGGTCGTCCCACGACGGCGAGACGGGGATCGTCGGGTCGTCCTGCACGATCTGCAGGGCGCGGTTGGCTTCGTGAACGACGCGTGCGATGTGTGTGGTTTTCATCAGGCGACAGCCTCCTCGTGTGCTGCGGGGGCCGACCACGTCGGGGCGAGCCCGCGCTGGCGGCGGTACTGGAGCAGCCGCGAACCAACGACGTACGCGCGGTGGTGCGTGAACTCACCAGCGAGTTCGGGGTGCTGGCGGCAGACCTCGTCGGCGACCTCCTGCCAGGCGAGGCCCTGGTCGCGCAGCGCCAGGATCAGGTCCGTGGGCCACTTGCGTCGGCCGTACGCGGCGCCCTGGACCCACTCGACCCCGTGCCGCACAGCAAGCACCCGCATCGCGTTGTTCTGGTTCTCGTGCGACAGCCCGAAGCGGCGAGCGAGTGTCGGCGCGTTCGGGGTCATGCCGTGCTCGGTGATGTGATCCTCGTACGCGCAGATGCGCTCGGCCAGCGGCATCGCTCGCGGGTTCAGTGCCGCCCCCACGACCTCGGCGAGCGGCACGCCCATGTAGTTCGCGATCGAGCGCATGGTCATGCGCTTCTCGATCAGCGGCCAGATGGCGACGCGGCGCGCCGCGTACACGTCGTTCGCGAAGCCACCCTTGGTCCACGCCATGACCGCAGCAGCCCGCGCGTCGTCGTCGTGGTCCACGTCGAGCAGGGATCGCGCTCGGTCGTAGATGTCGAGCGTCTCCTCGCCCCAGGCGAGGAACGCCTCACGGAACGGAAGGTCCTCCTCCATGAGCGCGAGCAGCCGCTTGTGGCGGTACACGTGGGCCACGGGCACGCCGCCAGGTAGCGGGGCCACGTCTGCCAGATCGTCGAGAACTGCTGCCTGCACGTTCGCCTCCAGGTGTGTGCGCCTGGAGGGGAGACAGCAGCAAGTCCGCGCGCGTCTAGGTCGCTCGGACTACCATGGTCCCTGCGCGGGTCGGGCGGAAGCCCGAACCCGAGCGGGGGGCGGCGTGGAACACGTGCTTGCCAGCCTGGGACACGCCGTCCCCCCTCGCTTCTCGATTGTCAGTGCGGGCACGAGCACGCTTGCGACGTGCTCGCACTCCTTGCTCTTGCGCGCTCGGCCTTACGAGCCGAGCGCCGTACGCGCTCGCGGGCAGGCTTCGCTACCCGCTGGTCGCTCAGCCCCTTCGTGGACCCCCTCTGTAGTCCCCCCCACGGGACAGGTCTGGTGCGGGGTCATGTCCATGCTGGGCTGGGGGACGGGCGACGGTACCAGCGTCAGCCGACGGGTCGGTGGACCGACAGCCACTCGCCAAGTTCGTCACCCCCAGCGCGCACGTAGCGCATCGTGGTCGAGATGTCCGAGTGGTTCAGGTACCTGCTCACGATCGCGATGGGTACCCCTGCCCTGAGCAGGTTCGTCGCGCACGAGTGGCGCAACTGGTGACACGTGAAGCGCGGCAGGCGCAGCCGCTTGCCTGCCCTGTCGATCCATCGACTGAACTCCTCGGCGCGACGCACCCCAGGTGCGTACGCCTCCAGCCACGCGACGAGCAGGCCATCGTTGGCCCCGTGCCCGATCACGGCCCGAAGCGGGATCGTGACCTCCTCAACGCTACCCAGCAGGTGCGACATCTTCATCGCGTACACGCGCAGGCCCGTGCCGAGCGGCAGGACTCCGTCGCCGCCACCCTTGCGCGTGAAGCCCAGGAGCCGCAGCCCCTCAACGTCCACGTGGCCCCGCTGAAGCGAAGCGATCTCGGCTCGTCGCAGGCCCCCGTAGAAGCCGAGGGCCAGGCCCACGCGCAGTTCCACGGGTAGGGGCGCGCCCCACCACTCCTGCCACACGTCGTCGGGGATCGGACGCGGCAGTTCGTTCTTCGGCTTCGGCGCGTGCAGCAGGTCCGCGGGGTTCCGCTCGATGAGCCCGCGCGAGTGAGCCCAGCGGTACATGGTCCGCAGGATTGTCACGTCTCGTGCGAGCGTGGCGGGTGCAGGGGGCCGCGACTCGAACCCGTTCTGTCCGCCCGTACGCGAACGCTGCACCCATGCCTCGATCTCCTCGATCGAGATGTCGTCGTACTCGCGCTCCCCCACCACGTCTCGGTGGTAGGCGCGCAGGACCCCCTCGTAGACGCGCAGCGTTGATACGGGGCGCCCCCGCTGGATCTTCTGCCAGTGCAGGTACTCGTCGATCACGTGTTCGCCTCCTGGAACCTGGCGCCACCGCTCACGCCGAGCCCCCGTTCTCCCTGGTCGTGGTATGTATCAGTGGGGCCGCTGGCGCAACTGGCAGCGCGTCGGACTTTCGTGCGCTCACGCTATCCGCAGGTTCCGTGCGGTGCCAAGGGCGCCGCTACCAGTCGCGGATGGCCCGCACCACTGCCCGCCCGAGCCACACGAAGACGATCGGGGCCACAGCCCACCAGGGTCGCATCACACCCTCCTACGCGCATCCTTGTACCTGTCGCGCACCGCGATCTGCGCGGCACGCGCTCGGGTGATCCCGAACTCGATCGCCAGGTCGCGCAGCGACCAGCCCTCGTTCTCGCGCAGCCACTCGAACGCGAGCGTGCGCTGATCCCCGAACTGCTCCTGCGCGTGGCGCATGCGGTCGGCCATCCTGACTGACCACCGAGCCCTGCGGCCCTGGTCTGGCTCGCGCTCCAGCGCGTCGATCGCCTGAGCGATCGCCGACGCCAGGGCGCGGTCGGCTTCCTGTGGGCTCACGTGGCCCCAGGGTGCCCGAGGTCCGCCAGGAGCGCCTCGATCCGCCGCCGACGACGCTCGGCCGTACGAGCCTCGTCGAGATGCACCACCAACTCGGTGCTCGACTGCCCATCGTCCCAGCGCACGACGCACTCGAACTCGGCGCCGTCCACGCGGGTGACCGTGCCGCCCACGCCGTCCTTGCGCGTGGCGCGGTGGCCTACGAAGCGCGATCGCTTGTCTCGGCGCTGCGGACGATCGTCACCTTCACGTTCTCGCACCATCCCTCCAGTATGCCTCGGCCCGCCGCCGTCACGGCGGCGAGGATGAACGTCTCGGGCTGCGGGCTCTCGCACTGCACGCGGATCGTGAAGTCGTGCGTCATGTTCAGTCCTGGCTCGCGACCCGCACGAGGTTCGTGGCCTGCGGGCGGATCGCGAGGCGGTCGCTGAGCCCCATGATCTCCAGGGACCCATCGTCAACGCGCAGTCTGAGCCTGCTCCGCCCGCGCCCCTCGGCCTCGGGGTTCAGGACGCACTCGATGTACCTCGACCCGATCGGGGCTGGGTCGCTGCCGAGCGAGCCAGGCACGTAGAACGTGGCGCCACTCGCGACGCCCGCCCCGTACTCGCGCCGCAGCGTGGCCTCGACTTCCTCGACCCTGCGGCGTAGCCGCACCAACTCGTCCTGCGCCCACTTCGGCAGGCGCTCTTCGCGCGTCTTGACCGTTGTCATCGCAACTGCTCCCCGATCTGCCGCCCAGCGGCCTCCAGTGCCCGCACGTACAGACGTGCGTGGCGCCCGTGTCTCGGTCGGTAGTCCTCGGCCCTGGCGGGCAGCAGGATCGACAAGATCCGAGCCTCCTCGCGCGTCAGGTACAACCCGAACCGCTCGCGCTCCTGGCCCTCGTCGTACTCGGCCAAGGTGTCACGCCTCCCGCTCGCGGGCGAACGGAGGCCGTTCGCGCCGCACGTCCTCGACGCCGAACCCAGCGCCACCGATGGCCCCCACGAGCCGCATGTACGCGGACTCGGTGAGCCCGAGGTCGCTCCCCTCCTCGACGTCCGAGGGGTCGTCTGCCAGGACCTCCACGATGATCTTCACGTCGGGCGCCGCGCCCGCAGCGGGCGCCTGGGTGGACCCGTACGCGCTCGCCAGGTCACGAAGCGTCCAGTTCTCGTTCACGTCACGCCTCCCGTCGCCAGAACTCACGGCGCGGGCCGATGTCCAGGGCGAGCGAACCCCACCCCGACCACCAGCCCGACACGATCCACCGTACGAACTTCGTCAACTCGTGTCCTCCTCGTACATGACGGCCTTGCAGAAGCGGCACTGCCGCTTGATCGTGCCGTCAGCCAACTTGATGGGTGGCCCCCACTCGTGCTCGGGGCCGTGTGCCTCGATGAGTGCCCGACGCATCAGTCGGTGTACTGGAAGTCGTCTGCGTCGAGCGTCGTGTCGTTGCGCCCCACGACGATGTCCCAGTCGACGGGGCGCCCGCCGAAGCGATCCGACAGGTACGTCTTCAGGTGGTTGCGTGACCGCCACGGATTCGGCCTCGCGAACGGCGGCGCGAACACGCTCAACACGAACGCGGGCTCGCGGGTGTCGAGCACGGTGACCTCCTGGATCGGGCGGCGACCGAGCAGATCCGCGAGGACCGCGTACAGGTGCAGCGGGATCTCGTCGGAGGGCTGCCGACCGCACAGGTCCCGCAGGTACTCGGCCTCGTCTGCGTCGAGCACGAGCGTGACGCGCTCGATGGTGGTGAGAGCGGTTGCCTCGGCCATCACGACCACCGATCCAACACGTCGCTCAGGCGGTCACGGATGTCCCACGCCTCTTGTCGCGTGAGGTTCGAGCAGATCACGTGGAACTGCTCGCCGTCCTCGTGGGTGATGTCGAACGTGAGGCCCTCCGCGTGTGGGTGGTCCCCGATGATCAGGCGCGCCTCGTGCCCGTGGCTCGATCCCTTGATGCTGACGACCGCCATCACTTGCCTCCCTTCAGCCAGTCCGCGAACGGGACGCCGTCGACCGTCTGCTTCGCGCAGTCCACGCGGGCCACGATCGTGCCGTCGTCGGGCTCGCCGACGCACAGGCCCATGCCCGTCTCCTTGGCGCCCCACGTGCGGGTGATCTCCCGCACGATGGTGCGGGTCAGGTACGACTCGCCGCCCCAGCGAGCCACGGCGTCCTCGTGGCCCAGCGCGTCGGCCAGCGCCTCGCGGGCTGCGTCGGGGCTGGCCCAGTGCAGGTACACGTACAGGGGCGTCTCGCTCCGCTCCTGCTTGATCTCGATGTTGGTCCGCTCTCCCATGTCCATGCCTCCGTTCGAGCGGGCTCGCCGCGAGGACGGCTCGTCCCGTGTCGTGTGTCGTGTGTGTCCTCCGTGGGTGGACCGTGAGAGGGGGCAGGGCGCACGGAGGAACGCCCCGCCCCCTCGCTCGTGCTCAGGCGAGCACGAGGTCGAGCGCCTTGTCGGTGAGCGGCTGCTTGCCGCTGAGCACCGAGTCGGCCTGGCGCATGGCCCGCAGCGTGTCGCTGCCGACGCCCCGCGTGTTGCGGGTGGGCATGCCCCAGTTCTCGTACGTGTTGACGCTCTGCACGAACGCCCACGCCGTGCCCTCGACCCCGCCGACCACGTCGACCGTCTGGTCCTCGGCGCGGTACAGGAGCCCGACCTTCTCCCGCGCAGCGTCGTTCACGTTGCGGGTGCGGGTCGGCACGTCGTCCCCAGCGGGGAACAGCGTGTCGAGCAGGGCCTTGTACGTCTGCGGGGCCACGGGGGTCCGCATGAGGCCCTCGGCCATCGCCACGTACGCCTCACGGTTCTCGTGGTGCGTGCCGAGCGCCTGGCGTGCCTCGTCCATGCGGTCGTGGACGCCGCTCGTGTGACGGAAGCGGTAGTGGGTCGTACCCGCCGCCTTCGCCGCGGCCAGCGTGTTCGCGCAGACCACCAGGATCGGCGAGTTGAGCCCGAGCAGCGGGCTCGTGCCGTCGTGCGACCCGCTCACGGTCCAGTAGTCGGCGACCTCGTAGTCGCCGATCGTGAACCGCCCGAGGTCGTACGTGAAGAAGTACCGCCGACCGTGGTCGAGCGAGCCGACCGAGATGAGGTCCGCACGCAGACCCTCGCCCTCGGCCTGGCGACGCACGTCCGAGCCGAACTCGTACGCCTGCACCGCCTGCACGGGCTCGTACCGAGCGCCGACCGTGGCGAGCAGCACGTTGTCCTCGCGGACGATCCCGAACTGGTCGTCCCCTGCGACGGTGCAGAGGATCACGAGGTCCGAGAGCGGCACCTTGTCGACGCGCTTCGTGACGCTGATGTCCGCGGCGAGCAGGTCTGCCCAGGTGAAGTCCTCACCCGTGACCTCGCCGAGGCGGTGCCACGCCGCCTGACGCCCCATGTACTGGCCCTTGCCGTCGAGGATTTCGATGTTGTCGCTCATGTTCGCCTCCGTGTTTCGTGTGTGTGTCTTGCGGGTGTTCGTCGGATTCGGTGCTAACCGCGGGATTGCCGCTAGCGACTTCCACAGTATCGCGCCGCTGTCAAGCCCCCCATTAGCCCCAAGGGGCTGCTCGGAGGAATCCGTAGCGGGCGTCCTCGGCGTAGCGGGTCGCGGCGCTCCACGCCGTCTCGCCCTTGAACGTGCGGGTCCGCGGCTTGGGGCTCGGCCCCTCGACGCTCACCCTCCACGCACCCTCCCCGTACGCGTGGTCGGTTCGCGCGTCGAGCAGCGTGGCGGACTCGACCACGACCACGTGGGCGCCGACCTCGATCTGCTCACGCGTGGTCCAGGGGGGCAGGATCTTGTAGCGAGCCGTCACGAGAGCACCCCCCGCGTCTCGTGGATCTTGTACGTGCGGGCCTCGTCGCGACCGCCGTCGAGCACGAGTTCCACGTGCTGGTCCTCTTCGAGGTTGCCCGCGAACGCATTCGTCACGGCGCCGCAGAGTTCCGCTGCGGCTGGCGCCACGGACCCCAGCACGTCGTTCGTGTAGGTGCGGTCGAGGCGCTCGATGGTGACGCGGTACGCGGCGGTGGTGTGCCGCTCGCTCTCGATGCCGAGCGAGTGCAGGAAGGCTCGCTTGCCCTCGTCGCACCCAGCCTCGTACTCCATCACGGCCTTGATGAGCCGCTTCGTGCCGATCGTCTTCGGGTTCGTGGTCATGTTCGTGTGCCTCCGTGTGTGTCGAGCGCGGCTGGCGCTCAGTCTCGGTCCCACTGCGTGGACCCGCAGTGTCGACTCGTTGTCGATCGGGTCGTATGCCGTGTCGAACAGTCGCGGTGGCCACAGCCACGTCGAGTGCTCGTCGAGCGGGTGCTGGTGCTCCTCGCACTCGCCGTAGAACGCGGGCGCCGACATGGTCAACGTCTGGACCTGACGCACCGACTCGGCGGTGGCGCCGCAGCCGTAGGTCGCGCATCGGTAGTCGCTGGCGCTCATGCGACCTCCTCCAGGTAGAAGCCGTCGAGAGCCTCGTCGAGCAGGTCCACGTGGTGTGACCCGCGGCACGTGCAGTTCGGGCAGAAGTCGTCGGGCGAGTCTGCGTGCAGCCCCGCGTAGTGGTCCTCGATCACGTCGTCGATGTCGCTGGACCCGTACATCACCCCTCCGTTCCGCAGATGCGATTACCCATCGCATCGCAGTCCCAGCACGGCATGTCCTCCTGGCAACGCGCGGTCACGTCGGGAGCCGAGATGATCGAGCCCACGAGCCACGCGGCTGCGAGCAGGATCACGAGCCACCACGTGATGAGCCACGCACGGACGCCGCTCATCGAGCGGCCTTCGTCGCGAGCACGACGTGGTACGTCGTGTACCGACGCAACTCGTCCCACGCGTGGACCGTGATGCTCGGGCCGACGCGGCGGAACGTCTTGCGGGTGGAACGCTTCATGGTCGTGACCTCCGTGTGTGTGTGTTCGAGGATCGGGAGCAGCGCCCCCACGAGCGGCTGGCGCCGTTCAGCGCCGCCCCCGACCCTCAGTCGCATGGCGGACCCCGTGCAAGCGAGTGCTCCCTGCCTCGAAGGCACGGCTCACCCGCTGGCGGCGAGGCCAGTACCAGTGTCGCAGCGGTGTCAAGCCCGCCCTTAGCCCTTCGGGCTAGGCCACGCGCTCCTTCGGGTTCTCGCAGTCCTCGCAGCCGTCGCAGCCGTGCGAGTGCCACACGATGTCCCTGCACGAGTACCACTCGGCGAGCAGCACTGCGGGCACGTACCGCTCGCCTGCGTCGAGCGCACCCACGACTCGGTGGTGCCCGTCCACGAGCACCATGCACCCGTCGAGGTTGCCCGACGAGTGGTAGTCGACGCCGTCCGCGAGCACGTACACGGGACGCGTGCCGTACCCGCCGCGCTCGGCGTTGTCCTCGCGCTTCTCGGTCAGGACCTCGTCCCAGCCCTCGCTGGGCGTGTACGCCTTGTCGAGCAGCCCCGAGTCACACGCGTACACGTTCTCGATCAGCCACTCGGGCTTGTACCCCTTCAGCCTCATCGCGCGACCTCCGTTGCGCTCAGCACGAGTGCGATGCACCCCTGCACGTTGCCGACGTTGCGCTTGACGTCCACGTCCGTGATGCGCGCCAGGACCGTGGACCCGTCACTGAGCACGAGACGCACGAATGGGCGCGTCTCGTACAGGACCTCGTCGTTGCGGACTGTGCTGGCGATCTCGCGGTCCGCGTAGCGGACCGTGTCTGCCAGCGTCTTGGAGTCGATGATGGACGTGAGCGGCATGTGTGCCTCCGTGGCGCTCGTGTGTGTTCGGGCACGAGCACACCTGCGATGTGCTCGCACTCCTGTTGTGGGCGCCCCTAGCGGGCGGTGACCCACGTGGTGCTGGCGTGGAGCACGTCGCCCTGCGGGTAGGCCGCACGGGACCGTGCCGTGACCATCAGCCAGACCCCGCCGACCTCGTCGTGCGATGCCCACTCGGGGCGATCGACCACGACGCACGCCACATGACCGCTCGCGATCGTGCGGAAGTAGACCTTCTGGCCGACCTTGGACGCGCACTCGGGACATGGCCCCATGTCAACCAGCGTGGTGGGCACGTCCTCGTGCGTGGTTTCCCAGCGCCCCGTACCGCCGCACGCGTTGCACGCGTCCTCGTGGTTCGGTGCCGCCTCTCGTGCGATCGCGGCCTCGATCTCGGCCTGCTCCTGCTGCTCGGTGCGTCCCATGTCGTTGCCTCCGTGTGTGAGTGTGTGTGCGGGCTACGAGACGTGTCTGTGTTCGGGCACGAGCACGCTTGCGACGTGCTCGCACTCCTGACGCGAAGCGGGCGGGGCACGATCGCCCCGCCCGCCGCACTGGCCTAGGCCAGCAGGTCCTTGACCGCGGCCTTGATCTCGACCACGATCACCTCGCCCACCGCCTCGCGGATCGCCTCACGGATCTGCGTGCGGAGCGGGCTGGTGGTCGCCTTCGGCGTCGCGGCCCTCGCCTTGCTCGGCGCCTTCGGCGCCGTCCGCTTCGCTGCCGTGGCCTTCGGCGCCTTCGGCGCCTGTGCGCTGCGCTCGCTCGTGCCCCGCTGTCCGCTGCGCTCCACCACGTCGCCCACGACCACGACCTTGTCGTCGGCTCGGTAGGTCGTCTCGCCGCTCGCCTTGCCGCTCCGCGGCAGACCGAAGGTCACGACGCAGCCCTTGCGGGTCACGTCCACCGCGAGCACCGCACGAGCGTGCTGCGGCTGGCCGTTGGTGCCGACCTTCGTGGCGACCACGTCGCCGACCTTCAGCGAGTGGGCATCGTGGATCTGCGGGGCGTCGTACGTCGTGAGGGTTCGCATGGCAAGCCTCCGTGGCTCGGATCGTGCCGCTCCGTTTGGGGCGGCCTTAGCACCGTACCATGGGCCTCTGACCAGGACTTATGTACGCCGATCGGTCGACTCGGCGACGTCGCCTCGCGACGCGCCGAGCGCACGGCTGGCTCCCACGTGGACCCGCTGCCCTTGACCCCCACCCGAAGGGTGCTGGTTGGGTTGCTCCTGCCTGGCGAAGCCCTCTGCTGGGCCACGTGGTGGCCTCACGCGTGCAGATGTGCAGTAGGCCGCGTGTGAAAGTGCAGGAAGTGGCATAGAACCAGAGTTCTATGCGGCGCGGGCAGGGGGAGGGG